GGTTTTTTTACGCCCGCGAAAGGGGGCTCACAGATGGAACTGACCCGCGCAACATGGTCAGCAGCACAGATGGACGATCTGCCTGACTCCAGCTTCCTCTACATCGAGCCAGGTGGAAAGAAAGACTCGGAAGGAAAGACGAAGCCGCGCTCGTTGCGGCACTTCCCCGTCAAAGACGCGCAAGGCAACGTCGACCTTCCGCACGTCCGCAACGCACTCTCCCGTATCCCGCAATCGAACGTGCCCGCTTCAGCCAAAGCATCGGCAACGGCGGCGGCACAGAAGATGTTGAAGTCATCGAGTAGGAGCGACATGGACACACCACCCCGTGACGACCTCGTCCGCACGACGAGCACCTTCGAGCTGAGAAGGTCGGAGGGTAGTGACATGCCGACCCTCTCCGGTACGGCCGCAGTCTTCGGAGAATGGACGGAGATTCGGTCCAGCATCGAAGGCCACTTCTACGAGCGATTCATGCCCGGGTCGTTCAAGAAGACCATCCAAGAGAACCGAAGCAAGATCCGTTGCCTCTTCCACCACGGCCAAGATCCCTCGATCGGGTTCAAGCCGCTCGGCCCGATTACGAAGCTGGCGGAAGAGGATGGCGGACTGAGGTATGACGTCCAACTCCTCGACACTGACTACAACCGCCAACTGATCCCCGGCCTCGAGGCCGGACTGTATGGGTCGAGTTTCCGGTTCGGGATCGTCCGCAAGGACGACGTTCGCTCGCCGAAGCGGTCAGCGTGGAACCCGAAGGGGATCCTCGAGCGCACCATTAGCGAGTCGTATCTTCGCGAGTTGGGGCCGACTCCACTTCCTGCCTATGCGGGAACGAGTGCTGGCGTCAGGAGTCTCACAGACGAGTTCGTATTGGGAAGGTTCCCGACCGAAGAACTCTTGCGGAGACTTCTCGGAGCGGAGCAGCCCACGAGAGCAGACATCGAAGCAGTCGCTCTGCTCACACAGATGTACCAGTTGGGTCAGGCGTTCATCGACGTCGAAGACGACCCAGACGACGAGCCGGACATCACAGCGATGCGAGGCATACTCACCACCCTCGGAGACCTCATTTCAACCGAGGCGAAAGAAGACGAATCAGCCGAACCGCCGGATGCAGACGACGCCGGCGACATGATGAACAGCGCCGAAAACGCTGTGACCGCACCCTCCAGCGACGCCGTCTTGACGGGCACGTCCGAACTATGGAGAGCCGCAGACAAGGACGAGACGACCCCACTCTGGGGTCTGGACCGGGACGAGAAGGAGGTGGCGCCGTCATGGCGTCTGTAAGCCAGCTTCGAGAGAGGAACGAAGAGATTCGCTCCTCCTTGAAGGACATCGAAGTCGAGAACGCCGGAGAGGCGTTCGACGACGACACCCGTTCCCGGTGGAACGGCTTGAACGAGGAGCTAGTCGGCAACGACAAACTCATCGACGAGCTGGAAGCCCGCCGCGCACGGATCGAGGAACTCGACGGCTCAGAGCGCAACACGGAGATCGAGCCGACGAGAGGACCACAGTTCAACACGAGGCGCCAGTCCGTCGTCCCCGACGACCCGACCGCCCTCGAGGAGTACCGCAACAGGGCTACCTCGATGGACGAGTTGGAGCAGGGCTACAAGGACGGCGCCCTCAAGATCATCGACGAGCGGTACAGGTCCGCGATCCCTGGCATCAACCGCGAGGACGCACAGGCCGACGCCGAGTATCTCGTCGGACTCGACCAGGAGGTCGCACTCCGCTTCATCGCGACGGGATCGAGGAAGTACGGCAAGGAGTTCGAGACGTACATCAGGACCGGCGGCAGGGTCGTCGGTCAGGAGATGGAGCGCACGGCGTCCCTGACGACTACGGCCGGCGGGTTTGCTGTTCCGGTCGAGCTCGACACGACGCTGCTCCTCACGAACGCTGGTGTCGTCAACCCGATCCGTGGCCTCGCCCGGACAAGGACGACGAACGTGAACACCGTCGAGTTCATCAACACGGCAGGCGCAACCGCCATGTTCCTGAACGAAGCGGTGGAAGCCGGGGACAGCGCACCCGTTCTCGCACAGCCGACCGTGAACATCGAGAAGGCTCAGGCGTTTATCCCGATGTCGATTGAGATCGCGGAGGACTGGGCGGGAATCCAGCAGGATATGGCGATGGTGTTCGCTGACGCGAAGGCCACGCTGGAGTCCCAGAAGTTCCTCACCGGCCTCGGTCATGCATCACATGAGCCGCAGGGTCTGATTGCCGCCGGCGGAGCCACGGCAATCACGAAGACAGCCACCACGGCCGTCTTCGCTGTCGCAGACCTGTTCTCACTCGATGCTGCTCTCAGCCCGAGGTACAGGCCGAACGCAAGTATCGTCGGCAACCGTGCAACCTTCCAGAAGGTTCGCCAGTTCGCGAGCAACGGCGTCAACATCTGGGTCCAGTTGCAGGGCAGCTTGCCGCCGGAGCTGATCGGCTATCCGGCCTTCGAGTGGTCGAACATGGCCGCGACGACGACGTCGTCGAACTCGACGATCCTGATCGTGGGCGACTTCAACTACTTCGCCATCGTCGATCGTGTCGGCATGAACATCGAGTTCATCCCGCACCTGTTCGGCAGCATCAACCGCTACCCGACCGGGCAGCGTGGTCTCTACATGTACTGGCGGACGAGCTCGCAGGTTCTCTCACCGACGTTGAGTGCGAACTCCGCCTTCCAGTCGCTGGTCGTGCTCTAGGAAAACGACAGCGGATCATGCGGGTCGGTCCGGTCCCGGGGCCGACCCGCAACCCACCGGGATAAGGAGATAAGACAATGGCAAGAGCAAGAGCGAGAAAGACAGGAAAGGTCTACATCGCGAACGAATCGTTCGTCGTCAACCTTGATGCGAACGGCCGCGTGATGACAGACGGATCAGGCATCGACAAGAGCTTCCACGAGAACCGCACCCGCGCCTACGAAGGCGACCCGATCGTCGATCATGCACCTGACTGGTTCGACGAGCTCGAGGACGTCGACACGGCACAGTCCTACGAATGAGCCAGCCCAACGGGACAAAAGAGAAACCGAAGGCTTGGCTCGACAAGAACAACGTCACCGTTTTTCGTGGCGACGTGACGGTTGAGGAAGCACAAGAGTTGGGAGACATGATCTCCTCTGCATTCAACGCCGGACTTCTTAGTGGATACAGGCAGGGAGTAGAGAGGGCGCAGCAATGGACGGCGTAAAGAAAATCCTCTGGCACTCCGTATGTCCGTGGGCTCCGACTGGCTACGGCCAACAGACCGGCCTGTTCGCGCCGCGGATCGGCGCCCTCGACAACATCGACCTCGCCATCTCGAGCGGATTCGGTTTGCAGGGCGGACCGATCAAGTGGAACGGCCTCCACGTCTACCCAGGCGAGGACTGGAACCGCACCGTCTACCAATGGGCGATGCACCACGGCAACGGGGACCCCTGCACCGTCATCACCCTGTTCGACGTATGGCCGCTAGACGTAGACGTCTATAGAGCCATCGACCAGCAGGGCAGACTCGCCTGTTGGGTGCCCGTCGACCATAACCCGGCACCCCCGGCGGTAGTCAACTTCCTCCGCGAGTCCGGGGCGATCCCGATCGCGATGTCGCGGTTCGGAGAGACACAACTCCGCGAGGCCGGTCTCGACCCGCTCTACGTTCCGCACGGGATCGACACGGAGATGTTCGCTCCCAGCGACAAACCCGAACTCGCCAAGTTCCGCGAGCTGCTCGAGGTTCCGCAGGACGCCTTCATTGTCGGCATGGTCGCGAACAACCAGGGCCAGTCACCAGCGCGCAAGGCGTTCAGCGAGTCGTTCATGGCGTTCTCCGTTTTTCAGCAGACACACCCTGATGCGATCCTTCATCTCCATACGGAGATGACTGGGTTCCGCAATGGGTTGAACCTGTACCGGATGCTGGAACGGTTCGAGATCCCACCAGAGGCGATCCGTCTCACCGAACAGGTCCGGCTCGAGCACGTCTACCCACCCGCCGCGATGGCGGGTCTCTACAACCTGTTCGACGTGCTCCTCAACCCGTCCTACGGTGAGGGATTCGGAATCCCGATCATGGAGGCGCAGGCTTGCGGGACCCCGGTGATCGTGACGGACTGGACGTCGATGCCGGAACTCGTAGGAGCTGGCTGGAAGGTCGGCGGTATCCCGTGGGATCACGCGATGGCGGAAGCGTTCTGGATGAAACCCGACATCGACGCCATCGTGGACGCACTCGAGCTGGCCTATGAGTCGCGTGGAGATGAAGTATTCCGTGCCCGTGCTCGTAAGTTCGCGCTTGACTACGACGTGAACAAGGTGATGACCGACTACTGGGAGCCGGCGCTCGAGCGGATTCATTCTCCGCGTGAGGTGAAGCCGATCGGACCGAACCGGGCGATGAGACGGGCAAAGGAAAGGGTGAAAGTCTGATGGCAAAAGAAATCTGGCTGCCGATCACGGAGACGCGGGTGACTGTTGTTGACGGCAAGGTGAAGACTTGGCATGAGATGAAGATGACGCCGCACGCCGTGTCTACACCGACAGGATTTCAGAAGCCGCAGGAGTATAAGGATGCCTCTTAGCATCTCAGGCACCGGAAATAACGCAGTCCCCGACGAACTTATTGTCCGGCTCCCCAAGGGGAAGCCGCCGAAGAAGCCTCCGGTGAGCAAAGGAAAGTGAAGATCGCGGTCCTCAGCTTGACGCGCGACCGGCTCGACTACACGAAAGAGTGCTTCGCGTCGCTCCACGAGTTCGCCGGCTGCGACTTCGACCACTACGTCCTAGACCAAGGATCAGACGACGGAAGCCAGACTTGGCTAGACGGAGAGTTCACCGACGATCGCATCCACACCCTGATCCTGGAACCCGAGAACATCGGGCGCTGCCGAGCGATGCAACGGCTCGTCGACCTCTGCGCCGAAGACTACGACGTCATCGTCACATTCGACAACGACTGCCAACTCACCCAGGAGAACACCATCCGCGATCTCGCCCGTCTAGTCGAAGAAGGTGGCTGCATCCTCTCGCCGCGCGTCCTAGGACTGAACAATCCGCCGCAGCCGATGCGCGAGCTCGTGATCGGCGACGAGACCATCCTGGACATCCCGCAGATCGGTGGAATCTGCATGGCGATACCAGCCTGGGTCTTCGACGAGTTCCGCTACGACCAGTCACAACTGATGTACGACGACGTCCACATCTGCGGCTGGTTCCGTCAGCAGGGCGGCACATGCGGATACGTCAAACGGTTGGAGTGCTGGCACTACGAGACAACGGACGGCCAGCACGAACGCTACCCCGAATATTTCGAGCGGCGCGTTCTCGAGGGCGGGCCGGCGTGATTGTTGTCGATCTCGGCTGTGCCGACCACGACAACATCGTCCCATCGCTCGAC